GCAGCAACCGCGGCGCTTGAAACAGGATTCAGTGTGCTCAATTCGCCCGCTCGCGTGGCCGAAGCTGCGGCGGCGCTTGTCACGGACGCCGCCAATCGAATTGACCGGGTGGCCCAAATAGCCGGATCATCCGCCCAAGCTGTAGCCGATGTTGGATTTGTGGTGCGCAATCTCAAGGCAACGGCAATTGATTTGGTGCGCACGCCGAGTCAACTTGCCACAAGATTCAAAGAGGCTTTTGCACTTTTGCTTGGCGCGACCGAAGATTTCAAATCGCTCGCCAAAATCTTTTCTCACGAGACAAGCTCATTTTCCCCCGAGCCGGTTGTGAGCACCGGGACTGAAACCGCGGGCAAGCTTCAAGGCAATCAAATTGCTTTTGAGAATTTCTTTGTTTCCGTTTCGGTTGGCACTCAAGCCAAGTCGGCTATCCAGGGCAACTATGTCAGTGTGGATGAGTCAGTGAGCGTCAAGGATTTGCTCAACCAAGATATTGAAAATCGCTTGCCGTCTCTCACCGATGATGACTCCTATCAACAAATGAAAGATCTCCAAGTTGCGATCAACTTGGGATTGCCACCCCAAGACGTGGGCGAAATCATTTCTTTCACACCGGGCAAGACGCTCCCCGTGTTGGTGATTTGCAATCGGCTTTTTGGAAACATCGAAAAGGAATCGGAGATCATTGAGCAAAACAAAATTGCTCATCCCGGTTTTGCGGAATCCGGCACAGCCCTAGAGGTATCTAGTGGCTGAGAATCGTTTTCGCCCTAAGCAAAAAGGACAAGTTATCCCACAGTCCGTAGTGGTCTACGTGGGCGGCACCAAACTTGCTTTTCACGGGTGGGAAGATCTCACGATCAAAAAGGATTTGGATCAGCTTGCCACGGCTTTCAAATTCAAGATCCCGCAAAAGTTTCGCGATCAAGTTGATCAATTCAAACTAACGCCCGGAGTTAGGGTGCAAATCAACGTCAATGATGTGCCGGTGATCACGGGCCGCATTGAGCACATGGTGAGCGCGCTCGGCAAAGAAGAAAACTCCATTGATATTTCGGGCCGATCTTTGACCGCAGATCTTTTGGATTGCTCGGTTGTGGGGCCGATGGAATACATAAACATAAGCCTCGACAAATTGGCTCGCGAGCTTTTGAAGCCATTCGGTTTGAAAGTGTTTTTGTCCGCGAATCCCCGAGTTATTTCCAAAGTTTCGATCAAGCCGGGCGATACCGTTTTTGAAGTGCTCGACAAATACGCCCGCGGACAAGGGCTTTTTTGGGTCACTACGCGTGAAGGCAATCTGCGTCTCGCAAGCGAAGGAAATTCACGTGCGGATTCAGCGATTGAAGAGGGGGTAAATCTCAAAGAGGGCTCAGTTAGTATTGACGAAAGTCAACGCTTTGCGCGCTACATTGTGAAGGGTCAAACTAGCGCCGATGATGATTTTCCCGGCGTGATCTCGGCCAATCCGGTAGGCGAAGCCCAAGACGCCGGGGTTGCGCGCTACCGCCCGCTCATGATTTTGGCCGAAGGAAATCTCACAAAAGAATTGGCAAAGACGCGGGCGCAGTGGGAAGCAGCTCAAAGGACGGCGCGCGGGTTTGTGATCACCACAACCGTTCAAGGATGGCAGCAAGAGACGGGCATTTTATGGGGGTTGAATCAGCTCATGCGCATCAAATCCCCTACGCTTGGCCTTGACGGCGTATTTCTCACCACGTCGGTTGAGCACTTGCGCACCGAAGGTGAGGGCACGATCACGCGCATCGGGGCGACGCTCAAGGGCGCCTATACGGCGCAGCCACTCATTCCAAAGGGTGCGTCGGATGGCTTGCAAGCGATCGTGGATTTTTCAAAGACAAATCCCAAGGCGGTGGAATAGTGGATCAGAGACTATTTTCCCGGTGGATTGAAAACGCGCTCAAGCCTCTTCGGCAACGGATCATGATGACCGTTGCCCGCGGTCTTTTGGAAGCGGTGCAAGATGACAAGGGCGTGCAGCTCACCAAAATTTCGTTGTTTCATGAAGAGGTGCGCGAGGGCGTTGAGCGCATTCAAAACTTCGGATTCACGTCCAACCCGCCGGTTGACTCCGAGCTTGTCGCGGTATTTGTGGGCGGCAACCGTGAGCATGGTTTTGTGGTGGCAACGGATCATCGCGCATCGCGCAAGAAAAATTTACAGCCCGGCGAGTGTGCAATTTATACCGATGATGGCACCTATCTCATTTTAAAAAAAGGTGGCATTGTTGAAGTCAAAGCGGCTGCGAGTTTGACGGTGGATATTCCCGAAGCGACTTTCACGGGCAAGGTGACGGTGCAAGGGGATTTGAGTGTGGATGGAAAAGCGGACGTGACGGGTAACGTCACTTCAAGCGCGAATGTGATAGGCGGCGGGACCGATTTGGCTGCGGTCAAGGTATTTGGAACGTCACACACTCATATTTCGGGTGCGCCTACCACGCCAACGGGGCCGCCGGTGCCGCCACTTTGAGGGGGATGATTGAAGCAAGATCTTGGATTTTTTGACAACGGCACGCCTTCGATTGACTTGGCCCTTGAGGATGGGGATTTCAAGGCTGACAACGGTCTTGAAACCGCGGTGCTCATTTCCCTTTTCACGGACCGCCGCGTTGAGCCGGAAGAGCTTCCGCCCGGTCTTGAAGATCCACGCGGTTGGTGGGGTGATGCTATTTCTGAAGAGCCTAACGATAGAATCGGCTCGCGCATTTGGACGCTTGACCGCGGCAAAATCACCGTTGAGAATCGAAACAAATTAAAAGAATACGCGTTGGAAGCTTTGCTTTGGATGAAAGATCAGGGCATTGCGTCTAAAATCGAAACATCGGTTGTGATCATTCAGAATGAGCGACTTGATTTGAGCGTGAAAATTTATAGGCCGGAAGGGGAAAATATCCCTTTTAAATTTGTGTGGACCGGCCAAGAATTGAAGAGGGCATAACCAGTGGCTTTTAATCGTCCGACTTTAGTGCAAATCAAAGACCGCGTTGAGGCGGACTTCAAGCAAGGCTTGGGGCTTTCCACTATTTTGCTTCGCAGTTTTCTCAAGGTGATGGCGTCCGCGCTTGCGGGCGCGAGCCACACGATTCACGGATACATTGCGAACGCGCTCAAGCAACTATTCCCTGGTACCGCCGACGAGGCGCATCTGGTGCGGTGGGCTAACATTTTTGGGATCAATCGCTTGCCCGCGGTTGCGGCTGAGATTGTTGTCACGATCACGGGCACGGACGGCGTGCCGATTCCGGGATTGGATAGCACGCCAACGCCCGCGGCCATTTTCCAACGATCAGATGGCGCTGAGTATCAAGTCAAAGAAGAGGTGACACCGTCGGGCGGCACAGTGCAGGCAACCCTTGTCGCCGTCGTTGCGGGTGTTTCAAGCAATGTGTCCAACGGAAGCACACTCACGCTTTCGTCGCCTATTTCTGGGATCAACTCTGCCGCGGTTGTGGCGAGCACAACTCTTGAGGGTGAAGATCAAGAGGAGATTGAAGACCTTCGCACGCGCCTACTTGAGCGCATTCAAAATCCACCGGCGGGCGGCACAGTTGCGGACTACGTTGCTTTTGCAAAGACTGTGACGGGTGTCACTCGCGTTTGGGTTTTGCCCGGATACTTAGGGCAGGGCACCGTTGGCGTGACTTTTGTGGAAGATGATCAAGATCCAATCATTCCCACCGGCCCTAAAGTTGACGCTGTGCAAGCGGCGGTGGATGAGCGCAAACCAGTTGAAGCCGACGCGATCGTTTTTGCCCCAATGGCAAGTGCGATCAATCCGACGATCAGGGTCAAGCCCAACAATTCTGCGGTGCGTGCAGCCATCACGGCGGAGCTAAATGATTTGATTTTCCGCGAGGCTCAGGTGCGCGGAGCGGTGGACCCGGCCCGCATTGCTGAGGGTTTCACCTATGACGGCAAAATAGCACTTTCCAAATTTAACGAGGCGATTTCAATTTCTTCGGGTGAAGACGATCACATTTTGGTGAGCCCGGTTGATAGTCCACAGCCTTCGGAAGGTGGGATTTTGACTCTGGGGACAATCACTTTTCAAACCTTAGTGTAGGATAGGGACAAATGCCGACGCCTTCAAAGATTGCCAAATATAAAGAGCTGCTTTCGGATCTTTTGCCGTTTGGCAAGCTTTGGGATTTGCGCAATCAACCCAAACTTTCGGCACTGATCGGATCTCACGCGCCTGAGCTTGCGCGCACGGATGACCGCGTTAATGATCTTTTGCGCGAGGCGGATCCGAGGCAAGCCGATGAATTGCTGCCTGAGTGGGAAAAGCTCTTGGGACTTCCCGATGAGTGCACGCCTGAGAATCCAACGGTGGAAGAGCGCCGCGGGCAAGTAGTTCAAAAATACACAAGCGTTGGTGGAATCTCCGCGGCGTATTATGAATTTTTGACCGCACAGCTCGGGTATCCTTCTGAGGTCACAAAACCGTTGCCTTTTCGAGTTGGAAAATCGCGCGTTGGCGATCCACTCACTAATGATTTTGATCGGCCCTTTACGGTGGGAATGACCGTTGGGAGCAGCTTGCGCGACGTTGGTTGGCTTTTTTATTTTAATGTCGAAATACCTGCTACTGCGATTCAGATTTTTAGAGTTGGAAGCTCAACGGTTGGGGAGCCTTTGCGGTCCTTTTCCAATGAGTTGATTGAATGCACTATTAAAAAATTGAAACCCGCTCATGCGGGTGTTACTTTTACTTTCAAGGAATAAATCAGGGGGCTTTTCAATGCACAGAGTCGACGGAGCGGGCGCAACGGTCAACAATCTTTTCACCGAAGGAAACCCATCTTTGGGAATTCCGGCAACCGTCGTGACTGACGACATCATGAATGACATTCAAGAAGAGCTTTGCAACTTGATCGAAGATCAAGGCATCGCACTTGTGAAGGGCACTCAAAATCAACTTTTGGCCGCGGTGAAATCCTTGATCGGATTTGGTGGCACTGAGTTGCAGCAAGTCATCAATAACACTCAGGCGTCGCCCCTAGACATCACCGGGCTTTTGTTTTCTTCGGCGACGCTCAAAGGCGCGCAATTTGATTATGAGATTCACCGTCAAACTGATTCGGGCCACGTCGTTGAATCGGGCACCGGATTTTTGACATTTCGGACCCCAACAAATACTTGGGACTTTTCTCAACAAACTCAGTTTGATGATTCCGGCGTGACGCTTTCGGTGACTTCCGGCGGACAAGTCCAATACGTTTCGGATACTCTTGCGGGCACCACATACGTTGGCCGCATTCGCATCATGAATATTCGCAAGTTCAAGCAGACGTTATAATTGAGGAGCAAGACACAATGAAAACTTTCAAAAAATTCACAGTCCTAATCGCGAGTGTTGCGCTGATTGCGCAATCGGCATTTGCGGCTAACATCGGTGATGACACGGTGAAAATCGGTCGCCCCGGAAGCTCGGCTAACAAAACAATTCAAATGGGCGCGGGTCGGGTGCGGTGGAATCAATCGACTTCCAAGCTCACTTTTTCAAACGATAGCGGCGGCTCTTTCAAGAATCTTGGAAGTGGCGGCGGCGGCGGTGGCGGCGGGATCAACGTCCTTCAAGATTTCAATTTCGATTTTGAAGGCGGTACAGCAAACTGGACTAAATCAAGCGACGGCTCGACTTTCACCACAGCCACAACTGGCACCAATTTAATTTTTGATGCGCAATCCGGCGTGTTTAATTCTTCGGCAAGCGGCCAAACGGTTTCGAGTCAGTTGGTTGCGATCCCTGAAGGATTCAAGGGAGCCAACGGATCGGCGTCTTGCTATTTCAAAACCACGGCAAGCGATTATAAATTGCAAGTTTTTGATGGCACCAATGTGCTTGCCGAGCGCACAATTCCGGCAATCTCGGGAGCCCCACAAAAGATTGCAACAAGCTTTGTTTTCCCCTCTTCGGGAAGCATTCGCCTTCGCGTGATTTCCGCAAGCGATGCGGCCGATCTTGCTTTAGACAATTGCCATTTGGGAGAAACCCAAATGCTTCAAATTGGCCAAGCGACCGAATACGCGGCGTCAACCACTAGTGCTGGTGGCGGGTGCTCGGCTTTTGAATCGGTCTCGGTGCCAATGGCCTCTGTAGTTGCGAATGCGGCCGGATGCACTAGAACATTTCGAGGCCAAGGAACTGAATTAAGCAACCCCTTAGAATTGGGTTTGAAGGTTGCTTCGCTTCCAAAAGGAAAATATTCAGTATCTTTAAGTGGCGGCTTATCTCTTACAGGCACGGGCGTGTCGGCCGGTTTTTATGAGATTTACGTCAACACGTTGGGGGTGGGTGTTTCCATCGGCGAGCTTTATTGTGGCTCGGGGATCACTTGCCGGGGCGCTGGCGGAAAAGCTACGTTTGAAGTCCCAACCACTTTAGGTCCAACGGAAATCAAAGTGCGTGCGGCGGATGGTGCGGCGGTTAAAACAACGGCGGTCACTGCCGATTTTGCGCCCGTGACAATCGCTTTGCACAAATATCCAAGCGAAGCAAGCCAGGCTCAAACTTTTGACACGGTAGCTTGGCGTGTTGAAGCTCTTCAACGACGCTCACCAACAGGCATCATTCAACTTGGAACGGCAACAGTTGCTCAGTCTCCTGTTGTTGTTACTTCGGCCGATGCAATGCAAATTGTCTCTAATTTGGGAAGCGTTTCAGCGCGCCAACTTTGCGACGGTGTTGCGGCAAGCGGCGCGACATGCGCGGGTGATTCAGTTGTGGGGATTGAATTCACTCCCCCCGCCGCCGGAGCCGCAAAAGTATGTGCTCAGTTTTCGCACTACATTTTGACTAGTGGCTCCAATGCGAGTACATTTTTTAGGCTCGATGGGTTGAATTCAACCGCAAGCTCGATCACAACTGCGGGAATTCAAGGCCACTATGCATCGGCTTCAGCAACAACTGGAAATATCAGTCGCCAAGTACCGATGCGTATTTGCGAAAACAAAATTTTCACATCGGTTTCTCCGGTGCGAATCGGTCTCACACGGGAAAACATTGTGGCTTTGGCCAATAATGAAATCCTAGACACCGGCATTTTGTGGACGGTCGAGCCAATCAACCAACAAGTACCGGCTCCGGTCATTGTGGGTGGCGTTGTTTCGGACTCCGTCGGGGTTGAGAAGCTTGTGCGCGCGTCACTGACACGCTCGGCCGCTTGCACATCAAGTCCTTGCGCGATCGCTTCCCAAAGCGGCGGCATCTCTTCGGTCACTCGGACAAGTGCCGGACTCTATACGGTCAACTTTTCCGCCGGGACTTTTTCGGGAGTGCCCGCTTGCGTGGCAAGTGGCGCAGATACCGGCCCGGGCTTGCGGTTGTGCTATGGCATCGGCGCACCCACATCAACGACGTTTGACCTTGCTTGCGTTGATGGGGCAATCACCAATTCGGATGCGGCATTTGATTTGACGTGCCAAGGGCCAAAATAAGGGGAGCATATGTCACAAAAATTGTGTCACTTGGTTGTGTTAGATCTTTTGATTTGTGTCACGGGGTGCTCGGGAGCGCAGCTCCACCGTTGCCCGGCTGAGTTTTTGGATTCTTCGGTGAAAAAATGCAGCGGATCACTTGATGATTCGGGTAAGTTTCGCATGTGTGAAGAGCCAAAAGATCTCTATCGGTGCGAGTTAGCGCAGTAACTTCACGGGGGTGGGGCTTGCAAATAGATCAAAGTTTTTTGCTCCCCATCGGAGCGTCTTTTTTGTCCGCAGTGATTTGGTTGGTTAGACTTGAGGGCAAGGTCAAGCAAATGGACCGGCTCATTGCGATCCAAGAGCGGGAGATGGACGCGCTGCGGGTGAAGCATGAAAATCTCGACTCAAAAATTGTTGAGTCGCTCGGACAAATACGGGAGTCACTCGCTCGATTAGAAGGACGGCTGCATTTTGATGAGGGGCGCTAAATGCCCAAAGCCGTGGACCTTGCCCCTCTCACTCGCCAAAAACTCGCGCAGCTCTATCCCGACTTTCGCTTGCGCGTCATAGAAATATATCAGGACGTTTTCGATCAGCTCGGGCGCAAAATGAATGCGACCGAAACCCTTCGCGACTTTGAGCGGCAAGCGCAGCTCTTCGCGCAAGGGCGATCGCTTCAGGATGGGCGTTGGATCATCACAGACAAAAAGCTCATTGCCACCAACGCTCCGCCCGGAAAGAGCTTTCACCACTACGGCTTGGCATGTGATTCCGCTTTTGCGGGCACTGATCCATTTCTCAAGTCTCTTTCACGTGAAGAGCGCGAGGGCCTATGGGGTGATTTCGGGCGTCTAGTTCAAGCGCGCGGGTGCGTGTGGGGCGGGGATTGGAATGGAAACGGCGAGCAAGACCCCAACGATTTTGACCGCCCGCATTGTCAGAAGACCTATGGCCTCACCATTGCGGAGTGCGAGCGTCTCTATCGCCAAGGTGGAATCGCAGCCGTGTGGGCGCGTGTAGACGCTGTGCGTGGCATTGCGCCAGGCACCGGATGGGACAACGCTCTTTCAATTCCAACGCCCACCCCTTAGACTTGAGGTGTGGACAAGGACACGATGGCCAAAACGATTGCCGCTTTTGGCTACATGATTTTGGAAGGTGTGTTGGGCAAGACGAAACACGGGAGCGTGCTCGGTCTTGCCAAAGCGATTTTTTCCGCTACATTGGGTTTCGTTGTGGACCGGGTTTTGGCGAAATTTAAAAAATCTCCGGACGTGCCCGCCAAAAGCACACCGGAAACAAAAGAAGAGGGTTAGGAAAATGGAAGAGCAAAAGGGCACCAAAGAATTGGTTGAAGTCGTGGACTTCGCGATGGGTCTTGCGAAGCTCGGCGTCGATATCGGCGCTGACAAAAAAGTGGATATGAGCGATCTCGGCTTGGCGCTTCAACGCATTCCTGAGCTTGCGGGCGTGGCCGTGATGGCATTCCAAGGCATCGGCGAAGTGCCAATGGAATTGAAAGATATGTCCGAAGAGGAAGCCGCCAAGCTTGTGGCTCACGTCATGGGCAAGCTCGCAGTGGAAGAGCCAAAGGCTCGCGCCATTGTGGAAGCTTCCCTCAAGGCAAGCTATGCGGGATACGCTCTTGTGAAGGCGATTGTCGCCTAATGGGGCAAGCTAAAAAGCAAAAGAGGATGATCATTCCGGCGCTCACCGTGGCCTTCATTGGCCTTGGGGCGTCGGAATGCGCCTACAAAAAGGTGCCCGATATTTCGAGCGTCTTTGCGGCGGAAGCGAATGACAAGACCGTGATCATCGAGGGGTGCGGCTCGCAGCCCGTGGTGGGCTACACCTATTGTCGCAAGCGCGAAGGCGCCCCAACCGATGGCAAAGTGACCCTCATTGCGCCACCCGTTGAGTGTGGGAAAGAGTCGTGCGTTTCGTTTGAAGTATTCTTCCCGGACGGCTCGCCAACTCTTGGGTTGAGCCTTCCCGCGAAAGCCACACGGCTTGACGTGTCGTGGAAAGATCTCACCAAGACCGAAGCTTTTCAGAAGAATCAACGCGGGTTTTGGCCCGTCGTGATGCGTTGGAAGTGGATCTCGGCGGTTGACTCCAAAGAGTATGAGAGTTTTGCCGAAGGTGAAATCAGGCTGCGCGTGACGGCGGCCAATTATTTGAGCCTACATGAGTCGCGAGAGGACCCCAATTTTGTGTGGAAGTGGAGCGAGGGCAAGACCCAATTCCGCATGACAACCGCGGGCCGCGCCGCTACTTGGAAAGAATAGTCAAATGGACGTGTCAAGTATTGTGATGCTCATTGGCTACTTGCTCAGGCTCGGACTTTTGATTGTGGGCGAGGTATTTGAAGAAAAACGCCGCGCTCGAATCGCCAATGAAAAGTGGGAAATGACGCGGGCGCGCGTTGCCGAGATCGCCGAAAAATGCGCGATGAAGCTGCGCGAAGAGGCGGCCATTGACCACGCGCAAGCAGTTGACGTGGAAGATCGCGTGGACGCGAGCCACTCGAAAAAGCCCTAACCCTCATTCAAGGGTTTTCAAAAATCGCCGTTGGGGCTACACTTTTTGAAATTCAATTGGGGGATCACTATCATGCGTTTTCAAATTGCGGGCGGGTTGGAAGTCGAAATTGAAGCGGGCAAATCCAAGGTGCTAGTCACCGCGGGAGTTTTCGCGGAAGGCCAAGGGCCTTTTTTGGTTGTCGCAATTGAAGGCGATCCGGTTTTGGAATTGGTGCCCGCGCAAATTGATGCGGAAGGAAACGAAGTAGGCGGGGTTGCCTCATCCGTTTCGCCGAGCCTGATTATTGCGGTGGGCAACCCCGCTGCGGTCATGGTGGAAGTGACCCTTCCCGATGGCTCCAAGGTTTTGGTTGAAGACAAATTTGCGCCCCTCTTTCAAGCCGTCATTGATTCCAACGCGGCGCTGATCAAGAAATTGGGCGAAGTCCTTTCGGGCGCGGAGCTTGAAGCTTTGCGTCGCGAGCTTGAAGTTGTCCAAGCCGAGCTTGCCGCTGAAAAGATTCTCACAGCAAAACTTCGGGAGTCACTTCCCAAAATCGAATTGTTGGCTTCCGAATTGGCTGCGCTTGCGGCTTTGCTCAAGGAGTAGCACTTGAAGGATTTCGATCGCACAGACTATTGGGCGCCCGAGAGTGATCTTGATTCCGAGTTGCCCGAAGTAGTCTATACAACGCAAGACGGGTCGACGGTGGCTGTGCGAGTCAACGATTGGCTCGACTTGGACACGTCGGTTTTGCCCGAAGATCCGCTTTGGGGGTCAAGCTTTCAAGTCGTGGAGCTTTTGGAAGAGCAAATTGTGGTGCGCTGCTATGACGCTTCAACCGATCTCTATCAGCCAATTTGCATTTCGCCCGCGCTGATTTTTAATAACTATCGAAGGGTGCCGAAAAATGTCTAAAACAATCCGGGCGCGACTAC